AGGGGGCGAGCAGGCTACAGCGTGAAGTCGCTATGTGGTCGCCGCCTATCCAGTCTGCTGATGCTGAAATTTCAGGTGCAAAGCCGGTCGTTGATAGTCGCGTCAAAGACCTCATGCGCAATGACGGGTATATCCGTGGCGCAATTTCATCCTATCAAGATGGCATTGTAGGCGGCCAGTACCGCCTGAATGCAACACCAAACCTTGCCGTTCTTTCCTCTTTTGATAAGCGCTTTGATGAAGCGTGGAGCGAGGAATTTCAGGCCGCATCCGAGGCGCAGTTCTACGCGTGGGGAGAGTCAAGCAACAATTGGGCTGACGCAAGCCGAATCAACACGTTCACTGGGCTTGTCCGCCTTGCTGTTGGCATGTATGTCTACGGAGGAGAGGTTTTATCCTCTGCCGAGTGGCGAAGCGGAGCGCCAATGCGTACCTGCATCCAGATGGTCGACACTGATCGCTTGTGCAATCCAAACGGAACATTTGATTCGCCAACGCTTCGGCGCGGGGTTGAGGTTAACGGGTACGGAGAGCCTATGGCGTACCATATTCGCAAAGGCTACCCAAACGACCAGAGGGCAGAGCGCGCTTACGAGTGGCGCAGGATCAAAGCTCGTAAGTCGTGGGGTCGTCGTCAAGTCATCCACATTTATGAGCAGTCTCGACCTGAGCAGTCGCGTGGAATAAGCGACCTTGTGGCTGCGCTCAAAGAAATGAAGATGACCAAGAATTTTCAGGAGGTCGTCCTGCAAAATGCGGTCATCAATGCGACGTTTGCCGCAACCATTGAGAGCGAGCTTCCCCCAGCCGAGGCGTATGCACAGCTTGGAAGCGGTTCTTCTACGACCGCAGCCGAAGCGTACATGACCGATGTGGCTAAGTACTCCAGTGGCGCGAAGAACATGCACATAGATGGCGCACGCATCCCGCACCTGTATCCAGGTCAAAAGTTGTCACTTCTGAATGCCGGAAACCCTGGCGGGGTTGGAACAAATTTTGAGGCATCTCTGCTTCGACATGTCGCTGCATCACTTGGCTTGTCGTATGAGCAGTTCAGTCGAGACTACACCAACACCAATTACTCAAGCGCTCGTGCCGCCATGTTGGAAACATGGAAGCGCATGAACTCACGCAAGCGCGGCATTGCAGACAAATTTGCATCATCCGTGTACGAGCTATGGGTCGAAGAAGCGCTGAACATGGGGCTTTTGCCCATGCCAAAAGGCTTGAACATTAGTGTGTTCTATCAAGGATTCAATAAGGACGCGGTATGCGCAGCGTCATGGGTTGGTGCAAACCGTGGGCAGATTGACGAGCTGAAAGAAACGCAGGCCGCCGTGCTGCGTATGGAGTCTGGTCTCTCCACAATGGAAGAAGAGACAGCACGCATGGGTAAAGACTGGCGTGACGTTATCAAGCAACAGGCACGAGAAATACAGGAAAAGAAAAATGCTGGCATTCATAAAGAACCTACTGCCTCAGTCTAAGGCAATGGACATCGAGGCGCGCATGAAAAACCCTATGGGGATGATGATCGAGCCTGGGTACAACTTTGGCGCAATTCATGCGGATGTGCATTTTGCATCATCTCGTGACACGCCGGATTTTGTTGGAGACACAGCAATCATCCCTATTCACGGATTCTTGGCTCACCGCTTCGCGTATCACATTGACGGGTTTGCGACGGGTTACGACTACATCACAAGCATGGTAGCCAAGGCCGAAGCGTCGCCTAACATCAAGAATATCGTGTTCGACGTGAATAGCGGAGGCGGTGAGGTTGCTGGTGCATTCGAGGCTGCTGAGTTCATTGCAAGATCAACTAAACGCACAGTAGCTGTCGTGGATTCATCAGCCTACAGCGCAGCCTATCTGCTGGCTTGTGCGTGCGATGAAATCACCCTAAGCGCCACCGCATCCGTGGGTAGTGTTGGGGTCGTCGTGCAGCATTACGAAGTATCCAAGGCGCTAGAAAGCGATGGCGTGAAAGTCACCTACATCTACGCAGGTGCGCGCAAGGTTGATGGCAACCCGTATCAGCCATTGACCGATGAAGCTCATGCAAATATCAGCGCACACATTCAAGAAATGTACCAGATGTTCGTTGAGTACGTATCAAATCATCGAGGAATATCCGTCGATGACGTGCGTGGAACTGAAGCCGGTATTTTCCTTGGAAACGAAGCAGTCCGGCTTGGGCTTGCTGACACAATCATTTCACACCCACAAGAACAGACCGAGGCCCCGATGGAAATCAACCAAAAAGAGCGCATCCAAGCAATCTTAACCGCTCCAGAAGCGGCAAACAAATCACTGGCCGATCATCTTGCGTTCAACACCGACATGAGCGCAGACGAGGCCATCAAGATCATGAAAGCAAGCGGCGTTCCCGTTGCTCATGAAGCTCCTGTTGGCAACCAGGAGGCGGCATTCGCTGCCGCTATGGGTGCAGAGAACCCAGAAGTCGGCGCAAGCTCTGACGAGCAACCAACGCCAAAAACAACCACCCTTCAAACATTCAAGTGAGGTAGAGCATGTTAGCTTCAAACGCAACAGAAACCTTCACCCCTGACCAGTTACTTGCTGGCGAGGGTGAAGTCCGAACCACGACCCTGACCATTACCGCAGGCACAGCCATTGCAGCAATTGTTCCAATGGGGCAAATCACCGCAACTGGCGTATGGGCTATTTACGCACCAGCCGCTTCTGATGGCACGCAATATGCCCGCGCATTGACCGCAGAGGCATCAGGAACCACCGACGCAGTTATCCCGGCCTACGTCTCTGGCGTGTTCAATACCGCAGAAGTGGTATGGCCTGCTGGCATCACCGCAGCTCAAAAGGCCGTGGCGTTCACTGACTCCATGATTACCATCAAATCTATCTAAGGGGAAACCACAATGGCATTCGAGATTTACGGCACAGAAACGATGCTTGGCATCGTCAACGAGAAGAAGGCTCAACTTCCGCCTTCATTCTTCCTATCGCGCTTCTTCCCAGATGTGGCGATGTTTGACACGGAAACCATCAACTTTGACTTGGTTTCCGAGTCCGAAGTGCTTGCCCCATTCGTATCGCCCGTGGTGCAGGGTAAGGTTATGGCTGACCGTGGTTATTCCACCAAGATGTTTGCTCCTGCGTATGTCAAGCCAAAGCACGTTGTAGACCCTTCAAAGGTCATCAAGCGCCGCGCTGGTGAAGCGATTGGTGGCGATATGAGCCAAGATTCACGCTATCGCATGGCGGTTGAAGGCAACATTGCCGAAGAAGTTCGATCTATTCAGCGCCGACTAGAAGTCATGGCGGCACAGTCGATCATTGCAGGCAAAGTGACGGTTGCTGGCGACAATTACCCGGTCACTGAGGTCAATTTTGGACGAGATGCAGGCCAGACCGTTACGCTCGCCGCTGGCGCATACTGGACTGTTGCTGGTGCAGACATTATTGGCTCCATTGATGACATGGTTGAACAGACCGACGAATTGAGCGGCTACGCGCCTGATACGCTGATCGTTTCAAATGCGGTGTGGAAGGTCATGCGTGCAAACGCTGAAATCCGTGCATTGCTTGATATTCGTCGCGGCGGACAAGGTATTGATCTTGACCTTGGTATCACCATGCGCGAGCAAGGCGTTCAGTACAAAGGCATGATCGGGTCTATCGCTGTATTCACCCACTCAGGCACATACCAAGAGACCGAAGGCGGCGCGAAAACAAAGCTCATCGCCAACAACCAGATCGTTCTTGCATCGTCTGGCGTTGAAGGCGTGCGATGCTTTGGCGCGATCATGGACGGCGACGCAGGTTACCGTTCTTCCGAGACATTCTCGAAGATGTGGCTGAACCAAGACCCAAGCGTGACCTACACCATGACCCAAAGCGCACCGCTGATGGTTCCACGTCGCGCCAATGCGTCGCTATCCGCTACGGTAATGGCGTAATGAGTTGCCGTGCAGTACACACCGTCTGCATGGCCGACGAGAACGGTGTTCTGACTTACTACAAGCCAGGCACTGTTCTTCCGGCAATGAGCGAAGACACAAGGGGCGATCTGCTTTCACGCAAAGCGATTGAATGCGACAAACCAGCTGAAAAAACAACCCGCACCAACGCGGCAAAACCAAAAGATGAGGTGAAACATGGCAACGAAAGTAACTAACCACACCAAAGGTGCTGGAACGATCTATTTTAATGACGGCACTGGCGAGCGAGCTATCCGCTGTTCAGACAAGTTCGCGCTTGAAATTGAAACGGAAACCCTTGCTCGTTATTGCATGGATTCGGCGGTTAAGACCAAGGTGAAAGAAATCCCCGTTCAGGTGAACTACAAGTGTTCATTTGACACGAGCGACATTTCAGCAGAAAACCTTGCAATGACCTTCCTGGGCACAAGTTCAACCATCACAACCGCTGCGATTGTTGCGCCTGCTGGAACTGAAACCATCACCGGTGTCAAGGTTGGCCGCTTCTACCAGATCGGCACGTCCACAGCAAACAAGGTTGGCTATCGCAATATCAACACGCTTGTCGTCAAGGTTGGCGCTTCAACTATGGTTCTTGGAACCGACTATGCAGTTGATCTTGCGCTTGGCCGTATCGAAATCATTGGGGCAAGCATCATTGATGGCAATGACATCATCCTTACCTACGGCGTGGACGCGAGCACGCGCACTCAGGTCATCTCTTCCAGCAATGTTGTTACAGGAAGTTTGCGCTACATTGCGGACAACACTACGGGTGAGAACAATGACATTTATTTGCCACAGGTCACGCTAAGTCCATCGGGTTCGTATGAACTCAAGAGTGACAACTGGCAGATGCTGACGTTTGATGTGGCGATTGAGCAGCCCGATGGTGGCTCTTCTGTTTACATTGATGGTCGCGCAGCGTAAATGAGCTTCCGGGTGGTCAAGGAAGATGCGCGTAAGCTGGTGCATGAGCACTTTGCATACGACGCATCCTATGTGCCGCCATTGGGTTTTGCTGTGAGCGGACTGCGCGTGCGTAGGTCTTTTTCACGGAAAAATGTTGATGTAGGCTCTATTCCTAACATCCCTGGCTTTGCTGAATCCATTGAGAGACCGCTTACTGCTACATTCCTTGTGTCCGATATGATTCCTGAGCGCAAT